GTTGCATGTGCGTTTGTTTGCGCATTTTTAGGCCACTCCCCCAAATATGCCCCCGGCTCCACCGAGTGATGATTTATTTTTTTCATTTCGTAATTTCTTGATTTGTCCAGCTCTTTTGGAATTACATGAACGATGTATCGGTAAAAGTATGGCATCAGGTGACGAGTCTTGCGGTGTCAGATGGTCTGCCTGAAAGGGGTCATCAATCCGCCTACCTTCGCCACAGAACCAACACGCTTCTGCTGTGTCTCGCACGACCTTCGCCCTGCTTCGGTAGTTACCTAAGTAATGGCTTCGGTCACGAGTAAGAGCCTGCCTCTTATGCCGCTGTGATTGATAAACGGTTTCACAATCGGTGCAACGTATGACATTGGGTTTTGCTTCGATTAGTTGCTGGCAGGTCAGGCACGGCTTCATCACTGCCCTAAGCATCCGCCCTACCCCCTAATCTAAAAGTCTGCCCCCACCTTAAAGAAGTTCGTTCCCATATTCGGAAACATCCACGCCGTCGGTCGTAGTTACCACATCTGCGACTTCATCGCCTTCGAGTAGCTGCGGCACTATTTCAAGAAAGGTTTTCTTAACCCGACTGGACATGTCATCGAACACATCGGGCGAATAGTTGCCAATGACTTTGGCCGTGCAGATGCAAGCCGCCTCAGTGCTGGCCACCTGAAAAATCATGGCCCTGTCCTTTTCGCTCATGCTTCTATTGTCACCCTTCTGTCAAATATGCCTATGGCTGTGGGTATTCCCGCAGCCAGTGGGCTAGATGTGGGGTCAGGTCTTCCCGATAGGAGTTAGGCCCAATGCCCCATGCTCCGAAGTCTTTGCCTCTGCCGCTCATGTGATAAGCGATGGCGGCGTTGGTCTTCGGATCTAGCAACTCTTCGTTCGATGCAAGATTGAATTTGGCACGCCTATCGTGACCGAGTTGGCCCAACATGTTGATTTGGAACAAACCCCATGAATTGTCTTTGGTGGTCACATCACCATTGAATGCCTTTGTGTCGCCGCGTGATTCACGCATGACTATCGCCCATGCGATTGGTAGCGATTCACCTTCGAACCCGGTGTCACTGAGTAGGTCGCGAAGTTCGACATGACTTAGTTTTCGTTTGTTGAGTTGCTTCGGTGCTGAGCGGGTCGGTTGTTCGATTCGCTCGATTGCTCTTTTTGGTTTTGCTCCCTCATGGTTATCGATGCAGATTGGATTGACCAGCAGGGCTGCGATTGCTAGTTCCAACATGTTTCCCCCATTTGTCTAGTGGAGTGGCTTTGGATATTTCAAAGAGGATTGCGCGTGCTTCATCACGCGATAAGTGGCTCACGGCCTTTTCTATTTTAAGCCTCTCAGCAGGCAACATGCCACCGAATATCCCCCAACGTTCTTTCATCTCAACCGCCTCAATGAGGCACTGACCGCGAACGCTGCATCTAGCGCAGACGGCCATTGCTGGTTGATTCGAGCTGCGTTCGTCGATGTAAAAGAAGTCCGTGTCCTCACCTAAACATTCGGCCTGTGGCCGCCAATCACCGAGTTTCATCAAGTAACTCGATTGCCTGATCCAATGACATGACTGCCCACCAATTACCGATTTGTGAGACACCGACACCATTGGGCTTGACGATGAGAAGGCCGCGATTGGTCTTCGCATTGATTTGTTCATCTTGCATTTGTTTGAACCACGCCGGAAAGTTGTAAGTGCGTTGATTCTTAATCTCGATGGTGAGGTCGATGTTACGCGGCAGGATGACGTCACCCAAATCCTGTGACCCATGCAAAGCGCGGCGTTCAGCATCGGGCCACCAGTTGCGAAGATGCGCCACGACTGCTGCCTCTGCTGCCGTGCCTTTGCGACGTTGCGGGTTGCTCAATTAGTGACTCCGGTATCAGTGCGGCGGACTCGCTCACGAATTAATGGTAGGTAGTCGGCAGTTTTCTCAAAGGCCAACACACTAAAACCTTCCAACAATGCGGCTTCTACGGTGGTTCCCGATCCTGCGAATGGCTCTAGCACGGTGCCATTTGGCGGTGTCACCAATCGCACCAACCAACGCATAAGTGCCAACGGCTTGACGGTTGGGTGAGCCACGCCGTCCACCTTCGGTCTTTCGCGCTTGCTCGCTTTGGCGACGTAAAAGAATCGAGATGCGCCTTCATTCTGTTTATCCAACTCCGCGACAGGACAGCCTTCCGCGCACGTGTCATCACAGAAAACGGTATGACTTAGAACCACGTTCGCGGGCCAGCGACCGGGTGGATTTATTTTTTCACCAATTTTTGGATATTTAATGCCGCCAATTCCAAACTTATTTCCATGTGCTTGTGATAAGTCTTTTACTGTGGTTTTTGTTTGTTCATTACCAATACGACACCCATCGATATTCATCGCACCAACGCCCCACTCCAACACATTCTCAGCAACCGTGCCGATTAGGGGCTTGCGTGCCACCACTATCGGCTCATGTGCGGGCTTTAGGGCTGTGCCCCAACCTGACCATTGTTGGGCGGCGGGAGTTGCGGGGGCGGTGATGTCAAGTTCCAGTCGCTGTCGGGTTTTTGCTATTTCTGACTCCCATGCATTGTTTCTAATATCTTGAACTGTGTAAGGTTTTGTTCCGATTACCTCACGCTTAGCCCCTGCCACTTTGTCAATGCCTTTTGACACATCGTGCGACTTAGGGAATCCCGATCCATAAAGCCAAATCATCGAGTCTCGAATCTCAAAACCCGCATCCTCAATCGCAACGGCTAGACGGTGATAGGTGCGTGTGCCGCCAAATGCGAGCAGGTGACCGCCGGGCTTTAGAACGCGTAGGGCTTCGGTTGCGACTTCGGTGAACCATGCCTGAAAGCCAGTGCCCGCTTCGTATTTATTTACACCTGCTGCAATAAATCGTCGCTTGCTTTCTGTGGTCATTTCACTGGCACGTCGAATGCGTGCCTCAGCGTGTGATGCTTCTGACTTCCACGGCGCATCCCATTCTTTGCCCATGAATTCCAACCCATAAGGCGGGTCGGTCACGATGGAGTCAATCAAGTTATCGGGTAACTGCCGCATTAACTCGATGCAGTCGCCATGCCTAAGTTCGACGCGTTGCGGGTTGCTCATACCAACCCGCACCGAATCAGTTACTCCCAGCGGTCAGCCCACGCATCTTCGCGCATCCGATCGATTGATTCATCGAGAAACGCATCGATTGCTGCTTGTTCATCCGCATTCACCCCATCTTCGGTTTCATCCGATTTTGGTGGCTCTGCGAAGCCCCAATCATCAGGCGGATTTTCTAATGCCACTTTTTACCACTCTGCCCTTCGGTTTTACTGCTTCCAACACATCAATTGCTAATCTTTGTGCTGAATCCCTGTCATAAACCAAAAACCAGTTATCAACGTGCATCTCTCGCTTCAGCTGCTGGATGAAGTGCCTCTGCTCCCATGATTTGTTGGTGTCTAGTGCTTGCGCCAACTGCACGCAATAGGTGGCCGCATTGTCCGACGAAGCGATGACGGTCGCGAATTTCATCAAAAGGCGAGCGAAGTCTTCATGTTGCATCTCAATCGTCACCAATCCGTGTCCATACATCGCTGCCACTCGCTCGGCTTTGCGCTGCATGAAGACAGCCGCGATAAGGAACATGAAACTGACCGCCAGAATCGCAGCCACGATGACCAGAATGGCTAGTTCAATCTCGCTCATTTGCTCCTTTCTGTGACTGACCCGCTGCCAGTCAATCCTTTTACACTAGAACTGTGGGCTGTCGGCATCGACACCGCCACCCCCATCGTTATCAAAAAGTGACCGAAAGTCGGGGCAGGGGTTGGTGCAGTCATGGGGAGCGTATTTAGGGCTGTCCGCCTGATGGCTCTGCTGCACCGAGTAAGCACGCCCGACCCGAATGACGTATTGCCCCGAGGGGTTGGGTCGAGGGTCAAGACGAATGGGGATGCCCATGAAGTCGGAGTCAGTGCCGATCAGGGTGAGACCCCGGCAGTATCCACAGATGTGGAATCTAAGTCGTCGCATTTGTAAAAAATAATGGGTGGTAATCTGTACATCCACCCTGACACCTATTATTTAACAAAAGTGTCAAATAAACCCTTCTCGCCAACTTTCCCCACCTCAATAATTTGGCGAGATGGCGACGTCGCCATAATTATGGCGAGGCGCCAACTTTTTGTGACGTAGGCAATTTTGGCGAGATAGGGTGGTAGTCCGATTACCACCCATGCTTTCACTTGTAACTTTTTAACCCAATTCCCACACGCCACCCGACCCATCACGGCGCTTGATGACCCCAATGGCCTTCGATGCTCGTTCCAAAGTCCGCTCGCTGTGCCCTGCCTCGACACCAGCCGCGATGACCTGATTCTTTGTCGCAATGCCCCCTGAGGCGTTTAGAAAGTCTCTTAGCCACTTCTCAGACTCTTTGCCCTTAGTCGCCGGCCGCCCCACCATCCGCATCGCATCCCGCGCTCGCAGCTCGCTTTCCTCACCCCAAACCAGCGCACCTGCCTTTGCGGGTCTGCCTTCGCGGGTGGGTATGTCCACGCCTTCGATGGTGAAAGTTAAAGCCGGCAGATCAAGGCGCCCGAGATTGTTCTTCGTCGTCTCGAAGATTCGCCGTGCTCCAATCTCATCCTCAGGGTCGGCGACCACCGAATGCACGGCTCTGGCGACGGCTGTGAAAGCACGGCTGCCCATGACAGCAGAGTTAGGGTCATCGGTTGCCATTTTGTTGTGGTGAATGACTCCCAGCAGACTGGCATTGGTCATCTCACAGATTCGAGTGATTGGTTCAAGTGCAAGTCTCACGTCTGAATCTTTGTGCGTGTCAATCCCACTGGCAATGCGACTCATCAATGGGTCGAGAATGACCAGTGCCGCATCATTCTCGGTGATTACCGCTGGCATCGAGTCCACGTCAGCAGGCAGCAGAATCTCTCTAATCACCCCATCTGATTCGGCGACGTCCACTCTGAACACGCGGTCAAGATTCGCACCAGCAGCCAGCAGTCTTGGCACGATTGTCTTTGGAAATGAGTCTTCGGTTGCGACGATGATGACGCCTTTGGGTTTGCCGAAATAGAAACCTTCGAGCCGTCCGTGCGTGACTTCGGCAGCAGTCCAGTAGGCCACCGTCGATTTGCCCAGACCTTCGCGCCCTGCCAGCAGATTCAGCGCACCTAACGCGATGCGACCTTCCCAGAGCCAATCAGTCGGCATGGGTTCGATTTGGCTGAGTGGGGTCGCGAGTATCTGTCCGATTCGTTTGGGTTCGGTCTTCGACTTCACTGACAGCGGCTTTGATTGTTCACCGTAACCTTTGGCGCGTAGGTCTTTGGCAGCAGCAGTTACGTCGCCATTGAAGTTCAGTTTGGCGTGGGTGAAAAACTTGCCGTAAGACTTGTTCGCTTCGAAGCTGGTTGATGTGGTGAATACGTAGAACCAGCCGTTTTTTGTGCTGGCAGATATGCCTTCGGTCTTGCCGGGTCGCCGCCAGTAGGTGTTGTCACGTGATTCATAGACGCGCTTCCAGCCGTGTGGTTCGAGAATCTCAGCCCAATCGGTTTTGTTGGCGAAGTCATCGCCGGGTCTAGTGCCGTCGATTTGCACTGGTGCTGTCTCGACGTCATGGCGGCGTTCGTCTAGTGAACGGAATACTCGCTCAATCTCTATGACTTCTGCCTTCGTGAACATCGGTGTGCGGTCTGGGGTCAGCACCACGTCATCGACCTTCAAGAATCGATACGCCTTGCCGGTTTGCGCCTTGCGTGGTTGCGATGGTGCGACCACGACGAAACCACCTTCGCCGCGTGTCTCTGCTAGACGTTCCACCAGATTGGGGTCAGTGTCACTGGGTCGCTCTGCCAGTGGCGTGTTGCCTTCGACTGGTGCATCTGAGATGCGCACGAAGAAATGAATGCCACCTGATGGGCTTCGCTCGACGCAGCCTTTGCGCATTCGTTCCCATATCGGATTGATGCCGATTGATTCTGCGAATGTGTCCAAATCTGCTAGTTGGTCGGCAGCACGACCTTCCAGCTCAATCATCTCGACGTTGCCCGATGCCTTGCCTGTGATGACCCCGATTCCGCCTGACGTCGATTGTTCGATAAGGCGTTCGATGTGTTCCCAATCTGGGCGATTCTTCACGTCTTGGTAGTTGCGCCAGAAACCGAATGGCCGCTTAGTGCCGTCGGCATGAGTCGGCACGACCATATATCCAGCATCGAACCAGAGACGTGCGGCTTCGAGCAGAG